GCTCGCCACACCACCTGATAAGCGTGGAGATAAGACCATAAGAGCTGGAGTCAGGATCGGTGAGAATGGTGAGCCGGTTTCTTACTTCATTCAAAAAAGCCACCCCGGTGATTATCGCTTCACAAAAGCGGATGAACGAGAATTCGTTGAGATCGCCGCACGAAATGAATTCGGCAGAGCTAATGTTTTTCATTTATATCCAGTTCAGCGATCCGGACAAACTCGGGGCGTTCCGTTCTTCTCTCCGGTGCTTACGTATTTCAAGGACTTGGCGGAGTATGCGGAAGCTGAACTTGTCGCCGCACGGATTGCGGCGTGTTTTTCAGTATTTATCACCTCGGAAGCATCGATGGATCTTAACACCGGATATGACCGCAACTTTCAAGGGCAATATTTAGAGTCATTAGAGCCGGGAATGATAAAGCATCTACTTCCGGGGGAGTCTATCACTTCGTTTAATCCTCAGCGTCCGTCAGCGACATTTGAACCGTTTATTGAAAAGATGCTCAGGGCAATTTCAGCGGCGTTGGGATTACCGTACGAGTTAGTTGCCAAGGATTTTTCAAAAACGAATTATTCGAGCGCACGTGCGGCGCTTCTTGAGGCACGCAGGTATTTCAAGGTTAGGCAGGAATGGCTCGCACGAAAACTCTGTCAGCCAGTTTGGGAGATGGTTTTAGAGGAGGCGTATCTCAGGGGCGAACTGGGGGCGATATCGTTCTACGAGAACAAGCAATATTGGGTCAACGCATCGTGGATTACTCCGGGATGGGAGTGGGTTGATCCATTAAAAGAAGCCCAAGCGGCGGAAGTAGGTATCCGAAATGGAATTGTTACTTATTCTGACCTGTATTCAACACAGGGCAAAGACTGGGAGGAATGTTTTGAGCAACGAAAAAGAGAACAAGAAAAAATCAAGGCGCTCGGGCTTGAAATCAATCAGAAGCCAGATTCAGGTGATGGTAAGAGCGCAAATGCAGACAGCGCAGACGCTGGTCGTGGAGGTGATGAGTAAATGAAAAAAGATTTATTCAGAACAGATATCGCACGTTCCGGCAACGTCAGAATTGACAGAGAGGCGGGGACTATCAATGGCTTCGCCGTAGTCACGAAAGGCGTTACGAAAGACAGCCGAGGAGAGTTTGACGATGTTTCGTTGGATTCGGTTGTTGAGTTCGGGAACAAGGTAAAAACGGGTATTAAGTCAAGATTTGGTCATCCCAACATGAGCAGTACCGCTCTGGGTACTTTCTTGGGAAGGGTGCGGAATTTTAGGCGTGATGGAGACATCGTTAGAGCGGATCTGCACATTGATAAGACGGCATTTGAAACGCCAGATGGTGATCTCGCCGGGTATGTTCTTAATCTTGCGGAAAGCGACCCGGAGATGTTCGGTGCGTCAATGGTGATTTATTGGGATGAGGAAAAACGAGAGGGCTTGGACGCTAATGGAAACGAACTGCCGCCGTTCATTCGTGTCACGAATCTATTCTCGGTTGATGTGGTGGACGATCCGGCGGCGAACAATGGTCTTTTTGGCATGCCGTTTTTTTCTGAGAGCGTGCGGCCGTCAGCGGAGATGACAGCGTTTTTGGATAAATTCCTTAACAATCCTGATGCGGTAGAGAGAACCATCGGGTTTTTGAATAGATATCGGTTGAATAAAGAAGTGCAATCCAAACTTAAAGAGGAGGTGTTAGCGATGCATGATTTAACGTTAGAGAAGCTGAAAGAGGAGAGAAAGGATATTTTCGAGGCGGTTCACAAGCAGGGTTTTGACGCTGGCGTTCAGGATGAGCGTGGCAGGGCGGTTGTGATTCTGAAAAAAGCGGAATCGTTTCAGGGGATGAGCGCTCTCGCATTGGAGTCAGTTGAGCAGGGGCTTACGCTTGATCAATCGGTCGTGAAGTTTCAGCAGAAACGACTTGATGATATCGAGAAAGCGTCAGCGCCGGTTGTCGGGCCTGATGGCGAGGAAGTATCTAATAAGAAGGTCACTCATTTGGAGCGTGCTCGGCAGTACCAGAAAGAGCATGGGTGCGGCATGACGGACGCTCTTAAAGCGACAGCGGATAAAAGACAATAACCATAAAGGAGGAGGTAGAAAAATGTCTCAATTTAATATCGGATCAAAAGCGTTTGTAGCGGGAGAGGATTTAGAAGCCTACCGCCGGGTGAAGTTAAGCGCAGGAAGCGGCTCGCAGGTTGAGTATGCGGACGCAGGCGAGGCTTGTATTGGAATCACTGCGGCAAAGGCGGCTCAGGGAGAGCATATCAGTGTGGATTTAAAAAGTACGGGCAGGACGTTCAAAATGGTTGCGGCTGGGGCTATCAGTGTTGGCGGCAACTTTTACGGAGCCAATGACGGCAAGATCAGCGCAGTCGTGAGCGGTTCCATTATTGGAAAAGCGCTGGAAGCGTCGACAAGCGATAGTGAAGTCATAGAAGGGCTATTTGCCTAATTAAAAGGAGGAATAAAAAATGCCAGATTATCAGGGAACAAGAGCAGTACCGAGACTTGAGTTAGGAGAAGCGGCGCTGGAGTTTATCCAGTCGCAGGATGAGTTTATAGGCACCAAGGTTTTGCCTATTTTCCAAACCAAAAAAAAGGCGAGTATCTTTCCGGCGATCACACGGGAAAGCATCACTCGTGAGGCTGATACCAAGCGTGCGCCTCGAGGTAACTACAACCGTGATTCGTTTCAGGCGAAAGATAGACAGTACGCCTGTGAGGAACATGGTCTGGAAGGGCCTCTTGATGATTCCGAACGGGAAATGTATGCCACGGACTTCGACGCCGAGCTTACAACCGTTCAAATCGTGACACGCAGGGTTCTGCAGGCACAGGAGAAGCGTATTGCATCAAAAGTTTTTGACACTTCCGTTTTTACGGGGTCAAAACTTTTCACCGACTATTCGAGCGCACCATGGGATAACGTCTCGAGCGATGTTATCGCTCAGGTGAGAGCCGCTCGTGAGCAGGTGAGACAAAACTGCGGTATAGAGCCCGGTACGCTCATTATGAGTAAGGCGAACATCGACCGGCTTCTGAGCAATAACAAGATAACCGGCGCAATTCAGTATGTCGCAAGGCTTACCGAAGCGGAGATTCTCAACGCCATGGCGGATATTTTGGGCGTCAAGAGGATCATTGTCGGCAGGGCGATTTACAACATAGCGAAGGAAGGCAAGTCGTTTCAGGGTGCGGATATCTGGAGCGATGACTTTGCTATGGTGGCTGTTATCGGCGAAGGGCAGAGATTGTCCGACCCGACTGTAGGAAGAACATTCCTTTGGACAGCGGATAGCCCGGAGAACGCCACGGTTGAGCAATACCGTGACGATGCGGCAAGAAGCGACATCTTCCGTGTGCGTCAGCATGTGGACGAAATGATTGTCGATCCGTATTTCGCTCATCTGATGAAAGTAGACGCTTAACATTTGAGGGTCACCCGGGGGCTTAATCGCTCCCGGGCCCTCGCTTAAGGAGTGTCTATGAGTCTGAAAGAACGGATGCCGAAGGACGCAGTCGGCTGTTTTTTAAACGACGGTGAGTTCGCTGAGGAGATTACTTACACGACAGGAGTTGGTGTTTCCAAGGTGATCAAAGCTGTTGTTGTGCGATATGAGCTTGCGCCAGCGGAAGAAAACATCAACCGTTCGTTAAAAAAGCAGGCGGAAGTTTATATCGCAAACGATGAAATGAATGGAGTGGCTTCGGTAAATAAAAAAGATGACCGCATAACGCTCAAAGACACCGAAGGTGTTGATCACGAGGCGAGAATTAACGATGTCATAACTCGTGATGAGGGTATGTGGTACCTCTTGGTGGGGTGGTAGGTATGGTGCAATTAACCACAGAGATTGATACACGTGCGCTTGAGCGGGCGATTAAGATTGCTCCCCGGGTGCTTAAATTCGAGCTTGCGGATGGTATGGATCGCATAGGCAAGGGATTCCTGAAGCGTTTCAGACAGCAACAGCTTCAAGGGCCCCCGGGCGTGCGAGGATCGTCAGGTCATGGACTTTTTGGCACGTTCAAGCGAGTCTGTCTCGTGTCGCCTGAAATCGAGGGTATGGGAATTGAAATATTTACCGAGTCAAAGATCGCCAAGCTTCATGAGACAGGCGGCACAGTAAGAGACCCGGGCGGCAAGCGGCTGGCAGTGCCTTTATCGGCACGTAGTGAGATGTTTACGCCCGCTGGAAAACTTAGAGCCAGATATAAACGCCCAAAAGAATTAAAAAACGTCAGAGCGATGCGGTGGAAAGGTGAGACGTTTCTCGCCCGGGTGACAAAACGGGCGGCAAAAATATTGCCGCTTTACGTCTTAAAACGGCAGGTGAGGATAAAACCCCGGCTTGGATTTTACCGTACGTGGGACGGCTTAGTTAATTACCGCATCGATATTTTAAATAAATCAATCGCCAATGCATTGAGGAAGATTTAATGGAAACGGTAAGAGAGAGAATACTTCAAAACATAAAGACCACAATCGAGGCGGTTACGATCGCTAATGGATACAACTTTGATTTCACGCCGCAGACGGTTCAGCGTTGGTCAATGCACGGCAACCGCATGGTCGATATGCCGATGGCGGTTATCAGTCCGGGCGATGAAGACGAAACGAGTTCGCCGCATCCGTTTGAGGAATGCGTGTTGGCTGTTTATTTAGACGTGTTTTTTATTAACGACGAGAACGATGTGGTGCCGACAGACACGTATTTAAACAGATTGCAGGGCGATATTAAGAAAGCGATTTTGTTGGATTCGACTCGTGGCGGAGACGCAATCGATACGGATGTTTTGGGAACAACCCCATTTGAGACAACAGAGGCGCAACCATACGCTGGAATCATTATGGAGTTAAGGATTCGTTACCGTCATTTACGGTTTGATCCAACGGCAAAGAATTAATAAGGAGGGATTGAGATGTCAATGCTTATAAGAAAACGCCAGCTTGCGGCGAAGATTGAGGCTGTCGAGGGTTCTGCGGAAACCCTCTTGGCGGCTGACGCAGGCATTCTGGTCAATTTCTCGCCAAAGGCGAGTTACGATCCGCAGATGTACCAGCGGGATCCGGTTCGGGCATCACTCACAAAAATGGGGAAGCTGGCTGGTAAACGTTCGGCGGGGATTGATTTTAGTGTTGAACTTAAAGGTTCGGGTTCAGTGACCATCGAACCGGAATGGTTGCGTTTAATTAAGGCATGCGGGTTCGCCTCTAACAATTTGAAGAAGATATCGATTGGAGCGATTACCTCAGGGCCTTATCTGCATGGTGAAACCATAACTGGTCAGACATCGGGGGCGACCGGCAGAGTGGTTGTAAAGACGGTTAACGGAACGACTACGATGTACTTTGTCGCTTTAAGCGGAACATTCGAGACTGGTGAGGTTATAACGGGCGAAACGTCAGGGGCTACGTCAACAGCGACAGCGGATCCCACAAACGCAGGTTTTGAGATTAAGCCGATTAGCAGTTCGGTGATTTCGTTGACAATGGGATTGTTTGAGGACGGTATCAGAAAAGTCCTTAAAGGGTGTCGGGGAACAGTAAAGTTTAATTTTAAGATCGGAGAACCAGCGACATTGGATTTTAGTTTTAAAGGTGTTGAGTCAGGTGTTGCGGATGTGCCTATGCTGACGGGTGTCAGTTTTGACGCTACTGTGCCGCCGGTGCTTTTAAACGCCGTGATGTCTTGCGATGGCGTTTCGCTTAATATCGGCGAGATGGAAATTGATGTCGCCAATACGCTCGCATCAAAGGACAAGATCGATGACGCAAAAGGGATTCTTTCCTTCATGATCACTGGCCGTGACATGCAGGGATCGTTTAATCCTGAGATGGTTCCGGTCGCCACGCATGACTTCTTCTCGAAGTGGTTTGGCAATACGCCGATGGCGGTTGATCTGGCTTATGGCGAGACTGAAGGCAATAAGTTCAGATTCTACGCTCCCGGGATTATTTACAACAAGGTCGATGACGGTGATCGTGACGGCATTCAACTGGCGCAGACGTCGTTTGATTTGACCGGGTCAATGGAGCCCGGCGATGACGAACTGGCTATATTACTTTTATAAAACAGGAGGTGTTCCATGTTAACAGGTATTGATATTAACGCTACACGAGAGCACGTGTCCAAGTTGGACACGGACAAAGAAAATCCAACGGTGTTTCATATCGGGATATTGGATCCGGTATTAAGGGCTGAAGTTGATGACGAAAGCAGTACCTATGAGATGAGTTCAACGAATCCCAACGATAAGGCGAAGGTGCGGCTTAACTGGAACAAGCGGCAGATCACGGCGATTAAGTTTGGACTCAAAGGTATGGACAATTTCCTTGATCCGCAGACCAAGAAGCCGATTGAGCTTAAATTCGACACAGTTCATTACGCAGGCAAGATGAGGAATGTCGTTCCGGATAGGATAATCGCCATGTTGCCAAACGAGCTAAGGCAGGAGCTTGCGGAAGTGATTCTGAACGAATCAAAACTGTCGGAGGGCGAACAAAAAAACTGATCGTGGCGGTTCATCTGGGCGACCTCACCATGAACTGCCGCAGTTGTTTAAGCGGGAGAAAGATTCAATGCGAGTATGAAGTGCCCGGACAGGAAGTCTGGGAACTATACGGCGAGCAATATCGAGGGTGCCCTTTTAAAATCGTCACGAGACAGTCGGCGAATTTTTTAAGGGCATTTCAGTTTTATAAGCAGGGCTATTTGCCGAACGATGGCAGTTGGATTGAGCAGTCGGCAAAGATGCTGGACGCTTTTGAGGTCATTGAGAAAGAGCTTCAGGCGATTGACCTTGAGCGGGAAAAAAGAAGGAATCGGTTTAAGCGATGACGAATAAAGAGCTGTCAATCATATTGCGTTTACGTGATGAAGCGACGAAACGTCTTGAGGGCGTGCGTGGCAACTTGCAGAGGTTTGCCAATTCTTGGAAGCAGAACTGGCTTGCAATTACCGCCGCTATTACGGCGAGCATCTTGGCGCTTCGCAAGGCGTGGGATCTTATGGAAATGGGAGCGAAAGCCCAGCAGATAGAGGAAAGTTTCAAACGCATGGCCGAGAGTGTCGGTATCAATTCTCGGGAGATGAAAAAAGCGTTAATGGAAGCGTCGAATGAGACGGTTAATTTTTCAAACGTGGCGGATAAAGCCTCGGCTCTTATGGCACAGGGGTTAAATATGGATCAGGTCACGGCGCTCATGCGGCAGGCTCGGGTGGAGGCACGAATATTTGGCACGACCACGGAAGAAGCGTTTCAAAATATATCAAGCGCAGTCACCGGCGGATTGGTCACTACACTGCGTAGGTCGTATGGGCTTCAATTATCGCTTAAAGATGCGGCTGAGGAATACGCAAAGGCTACGGGTAAGACTACCGAAGAAGTGCAGAAGTATTACATGGCGCAGGCGCTCGCCAATCACATTTTGGAGAGAAGCAAGTCACACCTTGAAGCGGTGAACCTTGAGTTGATGACCAGCTACGAAAAGGTTCAGATGCTCAAATCCAAATGGAACGATTTCATGGAATCGGCTGGTCAGATGTTATGGCAGGTACTCGGCTTTCTTCAAGGATTCGCCAACCAATTGGTGACAGGTGTGTTCACGATCCTTGAATACGGGGCTGGCGCTGTGAAGGCGTTTATTCAGGGAATCATTAGCGCTCTTAACGGACTTTTAGAGTTTGGGACAGATTTTTTTCAGAAGCTCATGGTGCCGCTCATTAAATTTTATGAACTCTTGGGAAAACTTCCCGGTTCAGTTGGTGAGACGTATAGGCAGGCGGCGGCTGAGGTAGAGCGGTTCTCGCAGTCATTAGAGGATAACACGATCCAGTTCAATGTTGATGGACTCACTCAGGGGCTTGAGGAGGCGAGACAGGCGTTTAATCTTGCCGCTCAGGAAAGCGCAAAAGAGGCGATTGCCCAGTATGACCTTGTTTTCGCCAAGGTTAAAGACACTGGCGATAAAACCGCCGAGATATTGAAGAACGTGGCGA